TAACAATGGTGCTCAGTGGGGAGAGAACAAACTAAATGATTTTGCTGCAGCAGCGTTAGGGATAGTAGGTTCAGTAGTTGAATCAAATGAACTTGCAGATATACCTGGCAATGTAACTAAAAAAATGAACGAACTACAGAGTAGTGGTGGTGGATCTGATGTTGCAAACTACGCAAAAATGGTTGCAGCAACAACGGCAGTTAACGCTCTTGGTGCTAATGTCACCATAGGAGGTTTGTTAGCAAGATCATCTGGTCAAGTTATAAACCAAAACTTAGAAATGGTATTTGGTGGTGTAACAATAAGAAGTTTTAACTTTGGTTGGGATTTAGTTCCTAGAAGTAGAGAGGAAGCATATGTTGTAAAGTCAATAATTAAAAGTTTAAAAATACATAGTGCAGCAAAATTAGATAATGATGGTATGGGTTTCTTAAATGCTCCTGATATATTCAGAATAGGATACTATAAAGGAGGAAAACCACATCCATTCTTAAATAGATTTAAAACATGTGCATTAACAAATATGTCAGTAAATTATACTGGAAGTGGCACATATGCAACATATGATGATGGTACACCTGTGCATATGAAATTAGATATATCATTTAAAGAATTGAATCCTATTTACAGGGAAGATCATGAAGCAATCACTGATGCGGTAGGTTTCTAATGTCAAAACACTATTTTAAACATGTACCAGACATTAGGTACAAAAATCCATTAAAAGATTCTCCTAATAATGACAATTATGTCATCATTAAGAATTTATTTCTAAGAGCAAAACTTAGAGATGATGTTTTTACCTCAGTTACATTTCTAAATTCTTATACAATACAAGAAGGTATGCGACCAGACAATGTAGCAGAAGATTTATATGGTAATTCCCAATTAGATTGGATTGTATTAACTGTTGCAAATATTGTCAATGTAAGAGATGAGTGGCCAATGAGCAGTGATGTTTTATATCAGTACTGTGAAGATAAGTATGGATTAGCAATAAATGATACAAGACACCATGAGACAGAAGAAGTCAGAAATGCTGAGGGTAAATTAATTCTTCCTGCAGGTCAGATAGTAGATAAAGATTATACAATACCAAATCCTCTAGTCTTCAACACCACAATAAATCCAGTGGTTCCTATTAGTAACTATCTAATAGAGACTAGAGAGAATGAGAAAAAAAGAAATATTAAAGTATTGAGAAGAGAATTTCTAACTCAATATATTTTAGATATGAAAGGAGAGTTGGAATATACTAAGTCTTCCCAGTTTGTCAATAAAAAATTAAAGAATACTTAAAGAAGTTCTTCTAGTTCTGCAACACTAGTTGCGTTAGTTATTGTAGTATATGGTACTGCAGGGTTTGATTTAAGAGATGCAGACTCACCCTTCATGTCTGCTATTGATTGTATATCTGCGTTTTCCTTTGCGATGGCAAGGTATTGTGCTTCTAAAATTTCTGTTGTTTTAGTCTTTGCTATGGTTAAATCCACACCAACAGACTTTAAGTTGTGGTCATACTTCCAAGCATCCCTAAACAAATTAGAAGGTAGAGAAGATGGTTCAATTAATGAATAGTCAGATGTAGGTATGTCTTTTGCTATTACAGCATCATCTGATAGAGGACAATCCATTGTAGGGATTACCACTCTACAGTTGCCACTAGCATCTGAGTATGCAATAACTTTATTGCGTGACATTACTCAGCACCTGCACTTGCTGAAAGACTAAGTGCCCAAGGATAAAGTATTAGAACTTTCTTCTTGGCATCATCAGCATCTTTCGCATATACATCTGCAGTGAAATTACCATTCTGATTATCTGTGTAGGTCACTACAAAGTGATTTCCTATGTATCCTGCCATTTTAATAATTTGATAGAATAAAAAAAGAGGGAGTAAATCCCTCTTGTTATTTATATTTACTCTTCAGCTAACTTCTGAAAGTAAGATAGTGCATCGTCTTCTGCGGGACTATTTGCTTCGGGAGTTCTTCCCTCACTTAAATCCTCTAACTCTGCTTCCTCATCTATTGGTGAGGTTACAGGTGCTTGGTTAAGTCTCAATACAGACTCAAGACGCTTTTTAAGTTCGTCATAAGTCTTGAACTGATCAGCAGCAACTATTTCAGAAAGAGAGTATTCTTTCTTCCATATTGCCTCTAAAGCATCATCATCTTTTAATAATGGTGATGCTGCAGCAAACTCAGAACTATCGTAGTTCCAGTAACCTGCAACTTTCTTGATCTTAACCTTAAAGTCTGCTCCTTGCCAGAAATCAAATGGGTTTAAAGGAGTTTCATCTTCAAACTCAGGTTGCATAGCACCCATGATCTTATCAAAGATCTTTTTACCAAACTTGTAAAGGAACACTTTACCCTCATTCTCAGGGTTTGCAGGATCTTTTACAACATAGATGTTAGAATAGAATGCTAACTTACGCTTTTGATTACGAGCAATTTGCTTATCAGACTCCACACCACTATTCCAAAGACTAGTGTTGAATTCTGAACAAGGATCTTTTTGATTCAATGTAGTTAATGAATTTTCAATGTACCACCCGCCAGGTCCTTGAAAGGCATGGGAATACATTTTTACCCAAGGGAGATCTTCTCCGTCAGGTGCAGGTAGAAATCTGATTACTGCGTAACCATTACCTGCCTTGTCAACCTCTGGTTTCCAGAGTCGCTCATCTCCACTGCTAACTTTGTTGGTTTTCTCAACCTCTTTAACTAACTTTGCAGTTAAACTGCCAAGTGAAGATTGTTTCTTAAGTGATGCGAAAGACATTGGATTAATTGGATTAAATTGGATTTGGTCTGTGTGACTTTATTATAGAGCTGTCGTGCTCATGTGTCAAGTGTTGCTTCTAACCCTTTACGAACTTTTTCAAGTGTTACTTGCATGTTTGCAAATAAGAGGTTACAATCAACATCTTTTGGGAACCCCATTACTATAGCGGATTTTCTGACATTTTCTGCCATTTCCTTTGCACGAGGGTCATCAGATAGTTTCATACGAGTGTAGAGTATTTGCTGTTTGTCGAGCAATACATCTAACTCATTTAAGTGTTCAATTTGTTCTGGCACAGGAAGATCTGGGAATTGAAATATTCTCCCATAAATCTCTTCTTGCATCTCATTGATTTCTTGCATCTCATCACGAACTATATCGGAATCGAAAAAATCTGCCATAAAATATCTCCTAGAACACTACTATTTATGCGACTAAATCATGGTTGCTACCAGAATTACTCGTCTTTTGTCTCTTGGAGTTTGCATGTAATGTTCCCCTGTAAACAATATTATATCATCTTCTTGAGGTATATGCACCTCATCTTTGTATGACATTTCATTCTTTACAAAAGTAGATCCACCTGCATTATTCAAATACATTATAAGATTACCATGTGCAAATGTATGATCTACATGAGGTATAGATGCAGTTACATCTTTTTGTGGATGAACAGCATTTACTGCTATTCTAATAAAACTATTAAATGGTACTTGATTTTGTTTTAGTATCTGACTTAACATCTCAACAACACCATGAGTTTCTTGAGGATTGTCTATTACAGGATATCCATACTGTTCTGGTCTTTTCATAAATGAATGACAATAGAAAGGTAGATCCACTTTAGACAAGTCATTCATGTCAGGTGTTGATGTTGGATTATATTTCCATTCAAAACTTGTGCTGTTTACCCATCTTTTAAAATCAAGGTAATCTGCAGTTTTTGGATTTTTTAAAATTTTAATCATGATTTAAACTTAATATTAAAACTAGCACTGATCCTCTCATGATCAGTTTCGTTTGGTTCTGTGTTATGTAGTAATACAGAAGGCCACATTGCTAGAATACCATTTTCTAATGGAAGATGTTGATAGTAATCAACTATTCTTGATATTATAAAATTACCTGCTAGTAGTCTATGTGGAGAAGGAAAATATAACTGACCATCCTCTCCATTAGTTTTTAAATAATATACTCCTGATATATCATAGTTACCATGATCATGTTGATGAATATATTTACCTTTAGTAGTTCTAGTCAACCATGAATTATCTATAAAATAGTCTAAATTTGTTGGTGTTGCTAATTGTTTGAGATATTCTCTTAAATGATAATCAATACAATCATTAAATATAGTGCAATCTTTAAGTTCATTTGCAGTAAAGAAAGAATCATTTACTACACTTAGTTCATTTGTGTCTTTTGTCCATTGAGGATTTTGAGCAAACTTTGCTTTATTATATACATCATAAAGTTCTTCTTCTATTTTTTCTTTTGCTTCTCCCAACACTTTATCAACATATACTGGCATTGGGAACCATGATAAAGTAGGCATTATAAAGGAAGTTTTGCTCTAGAAGTTTTTTTCATAAAATTAAGAGTGATAGCATCACACTTTAGTTTTTCTTTCAATGGTTTAGACACTAATTTTGTAATAGAGTCAATTTCTATATTATTCTCTTCACAGTAGAGAACAATAGCATCAATATAATTTATTTTCTCTTGTTTAACAAGTTTTTCAATCTCTACTGCAAATTTTGCAGGATTCATGAATTTCTTATTCAACTGTTGATTAAATTCATTTTCCATGTAATTCTAGTTGGTAGTTTAAAAAGCATTCGATGTAGTTAACGAGTAATTTGATATACTTTGCTTTATCTCTTTCTTCATAAACAACACAATCTCCATTCTCACATGTCATTATTATAACAAGTTTTTTGACAGATATACCTGTTAGTTCATAGTACATACAGGCATATGCCGCTGCTTGAACGAAATATCCATCAATCCAATCTCTTGGTTTTGGTGCTGCAGAGGTTTTAAAGTCAATAACTGCTAATTCTCCATCGTATTCTGCGATGCAATCAACAGTACCTGCGACACCTAATTGTTTACTGTACAGAGATCCTTCTAATGCGTGGATATTGTCAATATTGTTTAGGGTTGGTTTAGCAATCTTGTATAGAAAATCTGATATTGGTTGAACCTCTGGCAGAGTTTCTTCATTTAATAAGTAATGTTCGATTAGAGTGTGAGTATCAGTTCCACGAGATGTTGCCTTTCGGGTAATCTCATTTGCTTTATCCTCACCAACTTTTTTCCTCCACTTTGCAAACTTCTCTCTATTCCAAAAAGAAGTAACAGAAGTGATTGAGACTAATTTAACAAATTCGTCTGCATCAGGAACTTTATAGTATCTTACACCGTCAACTGTTTCTCTCTCCAATGGAGGTAGAACAGCAGGAACATGATTAAACATTACATAGACATTGCTAACTTAACAGTAAGATATTCTTTACACAATCCAGAACGAACAATATCATCAAGACCGAATTCTATTAATTCGACTGAATCCATCTGCTGTAAGATTCTCATAAAGTCTATGATACCATTTCTCTCTTTATCTCTGGTGAGGTCACTTTGAGTAGCATCACCACAGAACATGATTTTGGTATCTTCTCCTACTCTTGTTATTATACTATCTAATTCGTGAAAATTCAAGTTTTGACATTCATCAACTATAACAATTGCATTATCAAGTGTTGTACCCCTTATAAATGAAGTGCTCCAGAAGGATATTGTCTCTTGAGTCTTTAAATTTCCATATAACATCTCAAATTCAGCATCAGTAGACATCTCAAACATGTATTTGACCATGTTTTTATAAGGTATCTGATATAATGCTGATTTATCTTCATGGTCGCCAGGTAAGAAACCGATCTCTCTCGTAGATACTAGGGATCTGACCATGTATATCTTTTGATATGGTGTGCTATCATCTAATACTTCTTTTAGTGCGTTGTAGAGGGTTATAAAGGTCTTTCCTGTACCTGCAGCACCATATGAGAAGATATGTTTACCTTCCTTATAATAACCAAAAAACTTTTCCTGATTTTCTGTAATAGGAACTATATCAACCAGATAATCACTGCTAATAGGCTTTTTTCGCCTCATTTGTTTAGCACTTAGTCCAATTCCTACTGCTGCTGCAGGTTTTCTCTTTCTTGGCATTTAGTTAATAATTGTTAAACTTCTTGACATTAGAACGAGGAGATTGTTTCCCTACTCTATCGAGTACTTCATTCCAACCACCATCTAATTTATTTCTCCAATCTCCTACCTCAGCAGTTCCACCGACTCCTTTTGACCAGTCTTTATCCCAGTCAGGGTTGTCTTTTCTCCACTGATCGTATTCTTTCATAGACATAGAGAGTTCTTTCTCTTCTTTTGTCTTTAAATTAATAACAGGGTATGTTGGCATACTAAAGATTTTTGAATTCAGATAATTTTTGTTGTTTTTTTGCGAGTTTTTTTGCTTTTCTCATATAAGTCATCTCTGCTTCTGAATAGAGATGAGGGTTTTTAAGTGCTTCCTTCACTAACTTGATAGTCTTCTTGTGCATAGTAATCTTCGTAAAATCGGTATAATCCGCCAGGATATGATTCGTTTCTAGCGATCCACTCATCTGCACACTTGTAATAAGAGGCATTTGAATAGGTACTTCTACCATATTTAGTTAACAAAACTTTAAGTACAAATGCTCTCTTGTTAAGAAATGCTTCAGTCAGGGTATCCATCGTCATCCTCCCATACTTCGTCATAATCGTCAATTGGTAGATTTATGTTACCTTGCTGATCTTTTAGATATGCATCTGCATCAGAATAAACCTCTGATTCAAGTAATTCTACCAGAGATTTAAGATTCTGCACAATTAACTTAAGTTTGTCCTTATTCATTTAGGGTAGATCTATCAGAGGGTGATCTAAAGTATTTGTTGATGATATCAATCTGATCTTGATATTTTGCGATAATATCCAATTCTTTCTCAATAGACTCTAATATGTCAGTATGTTCACCAACACCTGCAGGGTGTTCTAGGTAAATTTCGACATTTGCCTTATGTTTGGCAATATCGCCTTGAGCATGTGCTAAGAGTGCTCTTAGCATTTGTTCTCTCATGTGTAACATAGAATATTTGTATTTTAAATAGTATACCATAAAAAAAGAAGGGGTTCAACCCCTTCTGTACAATATTCTAGCTTCAGCATAGATGATTGAGAGAAAGATGGCAGATGCCATACAAATCTCTAAAGTTTCAATCATTTAGAAGAATGTGCGATTCCACGATATGTGAGATCGACCTTTTTCTTTGCTGTAGCTTTCTTAGTGTCTGTGTCATAAACGACACCACGATAAGTGACTTTTGCCATTGGTTTGCTCCTGATAGTAGTAGGGATTTTTAGCCCCGTTCCTTCAGTCGGCTTTTGCGTCCCTTTCGGGATGAACGAACCCGTTCCGAGTCGGCTTACTTGCGTCCAATTTGCCAAACTTCGCAATTATCATATTCTGGGACTTTGGTAAGGAAATAATCAATAAGATACTCTTGAGCATCTTTTCCTAAATTCTCATCAGCGAGAATCTCAATCCTTGCCTGATTCCAGTCCTCACACGATAAATCCCAATGGGAGGCATCATGCTCAGATAATAATAAAGCCAGTATTGCGATTAATTGCATATGGATGAACGATGTGTGTATTCTAACACATTTCTATTTATATTGCAACTATGTGATTATTGTTACTTTTTTGAAAATCCTGTACGGTCAAAAATTTTGGCGAATTTTTTTTCCACTTTTTTGTAAACAAAAAGTCGATTTTCCCTGACTATAGGATTTTTATTGTTGGGAACCAACCTAACTCTCTCATCGTAGTGGTGTCAGCACATGTGATGTCCCTCTCGCCTGGTGTCTCTGTCTTCACAGGTAGGTCACCTTGACCAAACTTCTCTGCTAATTCTTTTACTGATACTGTCTCTCCTGTCCCTATATCGACCGTACCTGTGTATGTGCTAGGAATGAGGTAACATATTGCTCTGACTACATCTTTGACATGAATCCAGTCCCTTCTGTGGTTGGTAATATACTTTGCAGTCTTGTCCTCTAGCATTCTATACAGCATGTCTGGTCTGCTGTTCTCTCCATAAACAGTCTGAAATCTCATGCCCACACTATTAGGAGGAGCCATGAACTCATTTACTTTCTTTGTGATACCGTATGGGTTCTGCCACCACTCTTCAACTTGTGAGGTACTAGCGTAAAGTAGTCGAACATTATTGTCTCTACAATAATCGAATATTGGTCTGCTTTTTTCGACATTGTTTTCCCAAAACTTATCTGGATTATCTATACTGTCTCTAATTGCAGCGAATGCAGCAAGATGTATTACAATGTCATATATTTTATCTGTCTTAAAATCTCCAATATCATCAGGAAAATCAAGACCATCTATAGTATCTCCAAATTGATATGTAAGATGATCATATAAGAATGATCCTATGAAACCTTTGTGTCCTGTGATGAGTGCTTTCATTCTCCTAATGAATGTATGACTGGTTTTTCATTTCTCAATATATTATACAAA